CTTGCAGGAACCCTATAAGCAAGTTCACTTTTAGGTCTGTCCATACCGTCTTGTATCGGTTTAAAGAAAAACGGATAGTTGACAGATATTGGTACAACTTTGTCGGTAAACATTTTTTTAGCATCAGCACCACTTTTAGATAATATTCCATATCTAGCATCACTCGATATAGTAGCTAAGTTAACCGTTTCAGCTGAGCTCATAAACGAAAAGCCACTACGTCTGTTTTTTAAATAACACATACCGTAGCATCTACTATCAGCTTTGCACGCTTCCCAAAATATAAAGAACAGCCTGTTAGCTTCTCTAAAGTCAGGAGCGCCTACATCTATTTTACTCCATTGAAGATACATGTAGTGGCTACCTGTTATATAAGTAGGTTTACCATTGTTTGTAAACCAAAATCCTTCGTCACGACGTTTAAACTCGTCGTCTATATAATCATACCATTGATCTTTTGCTTCTTCTGGGTATGATCTCCAGTCAAATATATTTTTTAATTTACCTAATTCTTTTGGATAATCAAATTTTTTCCATTTATTTATTTTGTTACACAAGTTCCCTGGCACTCTTGGCAACGCAATTCGCAAACCTTGGATCTCAAGTATTTCACCAATTCTTCCAGTTTTGCTAATAACAACAATATCATGTTCTTTATTATATCCATAATCCCATTTTTTAGATTTGTTAAGTCGACTTATAGTAGTTTTCTTAACTGGTTCAACAATTTTATATAGTGTTTGTTCGTACATTATTTAGATCTTCCTTCAGCAAAGCCTTTAAACACTCTTTCTTTTTTCTCTTCAGGCTCTTTACCTTCTAGTATATTTTCTTCTTCTTGTATACGGTTGAGTATTTCAAAAGCATCGAATATAGCTAGCTTTTTAGTAGCCGCTGCATTTTTAAGTCTATCAGCAGAAACATCATCTTCAGTATTTGTAATAATCTGCTCTTGCGCTACTTTGATTAATTCATCAACTGCTTTGCGCCCAGCTAGGATTATACGCTTTTTCGTTTCCTTGATACTCATATTTAATTGTAATAAATTTATTGTATACTCTAAATAGTCTTTGGTCATCAACTATAAACTCATATTGAGAAAAAGTAGTATAACCTACTATTTGGTCTTTTTTAAAAACGCCATCTGTAAAAACTACTACCCCTTTGTTTGGATGCTCTATTATTTTATCTAGAGCTCCTTTAAACTGCAGCGGTTGAACAAAACAAAACCCTTTAATAGCTTGCCAAGTATCTTTATGTTTTTTTAAAAATATTTGATCTTCGCTTACTAAATAAAGATTTTCTTTAAAATAAGCTTTGCTATTTTTTTCCCTTCCTTTAATATCAGTCCATCTTCTAAAAACATTATGATGAACTAAAACAATATCTCCAGGTTTAATATTTTTGTTACTAGCAACAGGACAAGATATAACTTCTGCTAATCTATTTATGTATTGATGATTTTGTATTTCAGAGTTTAAAATTAAACTTTTACCCTCTATATCTTTTACATTGTTATATCTACTTCCTACTGGTTTTACTAAAAAATGGTTTATACTTTGCATTAATACTCTAGATTATATTCAACAGAAACGGCCATATTTTTATTAAAGTCTTTCCAAGGCATAACATCTTTATTTTTTCTAATATAAATGCTGTACTTTTCAGACTCTTCAATAATATCACAAATAGTATGGCCTCCGTAAACCTCTTGACCTACAGAGTAATGCATTGAATCTATTTTATAATCTTTACCTATCGTTATCTTTCTTATCAGTTTCGTTGTCTCCATTTTCATTGTATTTAATTTCACCTGTCTGTATATTTACATCACAAGTACCATATTTCTTTTCAAAACCTTTTTTAGTATCTTCTACAAACTTGTTTATAGTCATAATGTCATGGCATATTAAATGTTTTCTATGCTCTATCATACCTAGCTCTTTGTGAGCCGCGTCTAAAGATCTTAAAACTTGTTGTAGTGATTCTAGTTCTTTATCTTCAATATTTGTTGGTTTTGTTAAATCTATAATTTCTTCTTTTACTTTTGGTGTTTTTCTTTTTGCCATTTTATTTAATTTAATTAATAATAACTACCGCTAGATCTTCTAGCTTCTCTTTCTCTTCTTCTTAACTCTTCAAGTTTTTTAGCGTCAGCTTCTTGTATTTCTTTTATTATATTTTCTTGCTCTTTACGTATTTTTAAATCACTTGATTGTTTTACTTGTTCTACTTTGGCTTCTAATATTTTTTGCCTTTCTTCTGCCAGCTTTTGTATTGTATCAGCTCTATCTTCTAAAGATTTAGATTCGTCGTTTAAGGCAGCTTGCAAATCATTTAGCCGCTCTTGATCTTCAGGTTTAGTTTCCACTTGTACGCTAGAATTAGCTAAAGTTGAAATTGTAGCTATGCTACGATCATAAATAGGCTTAGGATTAAGTACTATAGGTTTTGGCGCTGGCTTTTTTTCAACTTTTTCTCCTCTAATATATTTATCAAATTCATTTAAAGTTAAAGATTGAATATAATCTAATTGAGTTTTATTTTCTTCTTTATCTTTAATTAACTTGTCTACATAAACAGATATAGTTTCAATATTAAGTTTAATCTCTTCTTTTTGCTTTTCATCAAGCGCACTACTATTTAGCTTTTCTAAAGCTAATAATCTATTTAATCTTTCTTTTAAATTATTTAGCTCTATGTTTATTGATGATTCTACAACATATTGTTCAGAAGTTAACTCGGAATAAAATCTTTCTAATTCAATTGATTTAGAATCAGGATTTAAAGCTTTGTTAATTGCGGCAAAATTTCCAGATCTTATATCGTTAGATTTGTCTTTAGGTGCTACTCCAGGGTGTGCTCTTCCAGCCATATAGCCAATTACACCTTCATATACGTGTGTATGATAGCCGGTAAGCCTAGGGCTTGAAGAAGCGCCGTGCACTAAAGCTTCACTTTTTGAGGTAAACAAAGGTAAATTATTTATGTATGTTATTATAGCCATACTATGTACCTATGTTATCTATTACCTTTTACAGTTGGAATGGCATTACCTAGATATGCAATTACTCCACCATCAGCGTCTGCATCTATTTTAAAAGATTTCCAACGACCATATATTGTTAGGCCTTTAGGAAACACAGTTAGATTAGAATCTGCATCAGCATTTATTATTTGACCACCTGAAGCTCCTGCATGAAGTTTTAATACATTGCCGTTAACATCAAGCCTATCAGCTGGCATATCAATTTCAGCACCGTGTCCTTTTTCGTTTGTAGCATGGCCTACACATACACCTTGACTATTTAAACCTTCTTTTGCTGGTGTTAGCTCATCAAACGTTGTGTCAGCTAAAAACTGAATAGCTACTATAACTTGATCTGTTGGAGCTACAACTTTAGTATTTGCATTTGTAAATATTGAGCCCATTTGTCCAAAACCGTAAGCTACTTCTGTTGAATTAATTCCCATTTTATTTTTCTTTTATTTGTTCATTTTTCTTTGAACTTCCACCGAAGAAGAAGTCTATTATTGTATTTACTTTAGCGCTCATAGCGCCAAATATTGTTGATATAAAGCTAATTTCAAATTCACCTAGCTCTATAGTTTTTGTAACAAAATAATTAAACATTACGAAAGTAATACCAAAATATGCTACAGTAAATAACGTTGCTAATATTTTTTGAATAATAGCATCGTCTTTATATAAATCACGTGCGTCTTTACGATCTTCAACTTCTTTTGCAAAAGCTTCACGCTCTGCATCTAATAATAATTTTTTTAAAGCTAGTTTAGCCTCGTCTCTTTCTTTATCTGTAGTTATTACTTTATCAAGTATACCTTCGGCATTATCAACTATTTTACCAAATAAACCACCTACTAAATTATTTATCATACTTTATCGTTTTCCCAAGGAAGCTCATTGCTACCTTCTTCATATTTTTTACCTGTAAAAGGATCTGTTATATAACCATCGCCTCTTGCCCACACTTGACCTTGGTGGTAAACAGCTTGATCGTCATAAGTAGTTCTACCTATTTTCATGTCTGTTAAGTGTTGTGTTTCGTGTACAACAACGTGCTCTACTTGGCAATCTGGAACTTTATTACTAACATATATTGTTCCGTCCATATTAGCTTCACCTAGTATGCCATCATCAAGTTTCTTTCTAAATATTCTAGTATTACTTGAACTTTTAAAGTCTCTATTTTCGCTACCTAGTTTAAAAGCCATGTTATTAGTTTTTAGGATCTCCGCTTTCACCACCTACTCTTTCACCTCTTCTATAATACGCGTCAGATAACCTTTGTTGAATATCAGCTGTAGATCCTCCGCCACCACCAAATCTATTTCCTTTGCCTCTTGTAAATTCCGTTTCGTTTTCTCTTTCCCACTTTCTAGCTTTTGTAAGCTCAGCGTTAGTCATCTTTCTTTTAGCATGAGGATTATCTTTTGAAAATGCAGCAAGCTTACCACTTCCAGTTCGCGTTACTGTAGCGTTAGATAAATCAACTTCAGGCTTAGGATTAGGCTTTGATTTAGGTTTTGATTCATATTTTTCTCCCCAAAACTTTTGCCCAGTATTTCCGTAAAACTTTTGTTTTTCGGATTTTGTTAATTCTGAAACAACTAATCCTCCTTGAGAAGCGTCTTGTAGTTTACCTATAGCTACTACGTGGCCGTATTGATTTTTATAGTAGTTATCTCCGTCTTCAACACCTGATCTTCCCATGTTTGCAAGCTTTGGATTATCTCTATAAGCTTCTTCAGCTGTTATTCTTGTAAGTCCTTCTGGTAAGTTTGGCTCGTTTTTAAAAGCTGATTTCAGCTTCATTGCCGCTCTAGGGTCTCCTGCAATTTTAGCTGTTTTAGCCATTGCTGTATTTTTCATTTTAAATGCCATAATCTATCTGTTTGGATCTTTAATCATATCATCAATAGCTTTATTAAAGACTTTGTCTGTATATGTTTTGTTATTATAGAATACGTTACGATCTGATACTGGCATGTCTTCTTCTCCGAGTAAGATACGATATATTCTACTTATAAGTTGGCTGCATTTAAATGAGGTTTTGAAGACGCTGTATTTAATCGTAGTTCGATTTCGATGACGCCAGACCTCTATCCAGCCTAGTTTTCTTAGTTTATCCCAACGTTTCTTATCCCAGCTCATGGTATAAGTACCGTCTATAAACTCTTGTCTTGTAAACCGACCTTGACAGTCTAAAAA